CGCAGTCCACAACGGTATTTCTTTGCGTGTCGTGCGCCAGTACGACATCAACAATGACCGTATGCCTTGCCGTATTGACGTTTTGTACGGCTTCAACACGATCCGCCCACAAATGGGCTGCCGTATCTGGGGCTAATCTGATTGGGGCTTCGGCCCCTATCTCTATCTTAATATTGAAAGGAAATTATCATGGCTCTCCCTAATGGCGCAGGTGGTTATCAAATTGGTGACGGTAACATCGGTGAAGCTCAACTGTTTGTGCAAGGCGAACCTACTGCCGTGGCCGCTGCCGCGACAATGACGTCTGCTCAACTTGCAAATGGCTTGTTCGTTTTTAACGGCGCAGCTGGCAGTTTAACTTTGCCTACCGTGGCACAAGTAGAAGCTGACATTTCTAGCGCTTCTAAAGTGAACGCAGCGTTTGACTTCGTTATCATTAACGCTGACGCTACAACCGATGACGTTACTTTGGCTGCTGGCACTGGCTGGACAATCGTTGGTAACGCTGTTGTAATCGAAGCTACTTCTGCCCAGTTCCGCGCCCGTAAAACCGGCGATGGCACTTGGACTGCTTACCGTATTGCCTAAACTTAAATGGGGGCTTCGGCCCTCATTTTTAAAAGGAAACAAAATCATGCCAAATACTATTGCTGTAGGCGTTGCGTTTGAAGACGCACAACTTGACGGCGCAATTATGGGTAAATCTGGCGGCACAGCAGGTTTTTACGGCGCTACGCCGACAACTAAACCTGCGGCCAACACTGCTGCCTTAACTACAATCACGTCTACTGCACCCGGCACGCCGGACTTTGCAATTCAAGACTTGACTCAAACAACCCCATTTGGTTTTGTTACCAAAGACGAGGGTAATTCAGTTCTGGCGGTGATTGCAAATTTGCAAGCCCGTGTAGGACAGTTGGAAACTAAACTTCAAACTCTTGGTTTGTTGGCTTAAACTAAATGGGGGTTAATCACCCCCATTCTTAAATTATGATTATTTATCTTGAACACCCCGAACATGGCGCCAAAGTGGCGACTATGGATTTAGAGGCTGAGATGGATGAAAGAAATGGCTGGACTCGTTATAATCCAGACACGCCTTCTGAAACTGAAGAAGCGGCTCCTGTGAACGTGCTGGAAGTTAAACGCCGTAGAAAAACCACTGCTGAGGTTTAAAAATGACAACGTACACCGCTGGCCAACAAATCGAACGGGCGCTTAGACTTCTCGGTGTGCTTGCTGAAGGTGAGACGCCCTCTGCGGCTACGTCACAAGACGCCTTGATGGCGCTCAACCAAATGATTGACAGTTGGCAGACCGAACGTCTGTCAGTGTTCTCTACGCAAGATCAAATCTTTACATGGCCAGCAGGCTTAATTAGCCGCACCCTTGGCCCATCTGGTGACTTTGTGGGCCTTCGCCCTATTTTGCTTGACGACTCTACATACTTTAGAGCGCCCACCAATGTCTCATATGGCATTAAGTTTATCAATCAACAGCAGTACAACGGTATTGCTGTTAAGACCGTAACGTCCACTTACCCACAAGTGATGTGGGTCAACATGACGTTTCCTAACATTGAGATGTACGTCTACCCAAGACCTACGCAGGACTTGGAATTTCACTTTGTGTCGGTTGAAGAACTGAACAACCCTGCTACGCTGTCCACGATTTTGTATTACCCACCAGGCTATCTGCGTGCGTTTACATACAACTTGGCCATGGAGTTTGCCCCAGAGTTTGGCGTTGAGCCAAGCCCACAAGTGCAGCGCATTGCGATGACTTCTAAGCGTGACCTAAAGCGCATCAACAACCCAGATGATGTGATGGCACTGCCTTACGCATTGGTGGCCAACCGCCAGCGTTTCAACATCTATGCCGGTAACTACTAATGAAGACGCCGATTCTTGGCTCTACTTATGTAGCGCGGTCTGTCAATGCGGCAGACGCTCGGATGGTCAACCTTTTTCCTGAGATTGTTCCAGAGGCTGGTAAAGAGCCTGCGTTCCTAAACCGCGCCCCAGGTCTGAAACTGCTCAACACCATTGGCAACGGCCCTGTCCGTGGCCTGTGGGCGTTCTCGTCCAGCGACAGCACGGCCTTTGTTGTTTCTGGCACACAACTGTACAAGATCACCACCTCGTATGTCGCTACGCTAATTGGCTCGGTGGCCGGTACTGGGCCAGTAAGCATGGCTGACAACGGTACGCAGTTGTTCATTGCGGCCAATGGCCCCAGCTACATCTACAACAACACGACAAACGTCTTTGGCCAGATCACCGATCCAGACTTTCCAGGCGCCGTGACTGTCTGCTATCTGGACGGTTATTTTGTGTTTAACCAGCCAAATAGCCAATTGATGTGGGTAACACAGCTGCTAGACGGCACGTCCATTGACCCGCTAGAGTTTGCCAGCACCGAAGGCTCGCCTGACGGCCTGATTGCCGTTGTGTCTAACTTCCGTGAAGTTTGGGCGTTTGGTACAAATTCGATTGAGGTCTGGTATGACGTTGGCGCAACGGATTATCCCTTACAGCGCATTCAAGGCGCGTTTAACGAGTTAGGTTGCGCCGCCCCTTACTCTATCGCTAAGATGGACAACGGTCTGTTCTGGCTTGGCCGTGACCGCCGTGGCCAAGGTATTGTTTACCGAGCTAACGGCTACACTGGTGTGCGTATCTCAACCCACGCTGTTGAGTGGCAGATTCAGCAGTACGCTGACCTGACGGACGCTATTGCGTACACATACCAGCAAGACGGCCACAGCTTTTATGTACTGATTTTCCCTAGCGCCAATACGACTTGGGTCTACGATGCGGCCACACAAGCCTGGCATGAGCGTGCAGGCTTTGCGAATGGTGAGTTTACTCGTCACCGCAGTAACTGCCAGATGGCGTTTAACAACAAAATTGTTGTTGGCGACTTTCAAAACGGCAACATCTATGCGTTTGATCTGGATGACTTTAGCGACAACGGTAGCATCCAAAAATGGTTACGCACATGGCGTGCATTACCAACTGGCCAGAACAACCTCAAACGAACAACTCAGCACATGCTGCAACTAGATTGCGAGTCCGGCGTGGGTTTAAACGGGTATGTACTTCCTGAAGTCATTTATCTTCAAACCGAAAACGATGATTATTTGATTACAGAATCAAATGATTATTTAATTGCAGAACAACAAACAGTTGCAACTCAAGGCGCTGATCCGCAAGTCATGCTGCGTTGGTCAGACGATGGCGGTCACACATGGTCAAACGAGCATTGGGCATCCATGGGCAAGATTGGCCAGTATTACAAACGTGTAATCTGGCGGCGTCTGGGCATGACTGTCAAACTGCGTGACCGAGTGTATGAGGTGTCTGCTACTGATCCTGTGAAGATTGCCATCATGGGCGCAGAACTTATTCTGAGTCCAACGAATGCCTAGCCCTAACGCTACACCAACGCCAGTCACGCCGCCGCGAGTGCCGCTGATTGACCCTCGCACGGGTTTGATTGACCGCGCCTGGTATTTGTTTTTTGTGTCCTTAATGGATGCGGCCACAACCGTTTATGACAGTGATCTTGGCCCAAGCCCAGAGTCTTTGATTGCATCCTACGATGCAGCTTTGCAAGCGTTGGCGCAGAGTGTTGATACCCAGCCCCTGCCAGTTGATCTAAGCGCTGAGTTGACCAAACAGATTGAAGCGGCTGGATTAATTGATTGTTGTTCTGGCTTAGTGTCTCAAGTTGCTGAAATGCAAAAGCAATTAGAGGCGTTTAATCTGTTACCCCCACCATCGCAAGGCACAATAACTGCCGTAACGGCCACCGCGCCCGTGGTGTCTTCTGGCGGCACTGCGCCTGACATTAGTCTTGCGGCTGGCTATGGCGATACGCAAAACCCGTATGCTGCCAAAACTGCCAATTTTGTATTGGCTGCACCTAACGGCTCATCGGGCGTACCTACGTTTAGGGCTTTGGTGGCTGCTGACATTCCTGCCCTGCCTTATGGTACAGGTACGGTCACTAGCGTGTCTGTCGTGTCTGCCAACGGTTTTGCAGGCACTGTGGCCACGGCCACCACCACGCCAGCAATAACGCTGACCACTAGCATTTCTGGCATTTTGTACGGCAACGGCACAGCAGTCGCCGCCACTACGATCAGCGCACCACTAAGTTTCTCGGCTGGCACACTAAGCATCCCCGTGG